TTAAGTCTTGTTTGCATCTTCATTAGTTCACCAGCATCTGATGCCAGGAAACTAAAAATATCTACTCTGTGCATAGTAAAAGAATTAAAGTTAATCTATGTAATAAGATGTTAGAATAATAAAAGACAACCCATTACAGGTTGTCCTTTACTAACACAGCAGGAATACTGTCAATAGGACATGTGTATGTATGCCTATCTAATCCTTCTATAACAGCAGAATCTCCCTTCAACTCAATGAAGTATTCAGTGTCAACATGTCTTGGATGATGGTACTTGCTTGTTGCAATTAACCAACCACATAATAGTCCCACAGTAAAGTAGGCTACTACAAATAAATTACTCTTCATACTATATAGTTTTAATTTAAGTCATAAGATGTTTAACAAGTAAAAGAGGGTCACAGACCCTCTCTTGATTCATACTCTACTCTCAAGGCTGTAGTTATTGCAAATGCAAATGCTACAGACTGCATAAACCAGGCAAACCAGTTGTAATCCTCAAAGCGGAATACAGTACCCATAGTTAACATAGCCTCAAAGAATACTAAAGCAATAATGGCAACAGCACAGTATTGCACTTGTCTAAGTCTTTTCATAAGTGTTAGTTTTACTTTATGTAATAAGATGTTATTACATGCAATAGAAAATGAGATGCCCTAGAAGGGCAACTCATCTTCATGATCATGTGGAACATAGTTAGCACGGGCTTCAATGGTCAAACAATCCAGACACTGTTCTTCATAGTACTCAACAGGTTGGACACCTTCGACAGCACCAGACTCATCGTAGAAAGGTTCCAGATAGTAATCACTGTGCACATCTGCACCGCACTTGCATTTAGGCAAATCTTTTTGCATGGTAAAAAATTTAGTGTTAGTAATCTGTGTAGAAAGATGTTCTGTGGAAGAACAGGGGGTACCCCCATCTCCGCCAGGGGCCGGGGGGTTCTGTACCAATGGGTCACCACATCCTCCTATATACTAAAAAACCCATCCCCTTGTTTCTTCCCCAAGAAATACATATCTTTACAATGCTACAGGTAGATTGCCCCGGGGGTTTCTTCGTTCGTTTTCCTCCGGGGACAATCTCATAAAACTTAAGTATGGCACATATAGAACACAACTTTTTCCCACTCAAAGTATTTGTTAGAAATGAGTACATGTACCAACATCAGAAAGGTCATGGAGAATTGACCCCGGGGGTTATTATATCAGTAAGATGTATGCCGGGTCAAGCTGCACTGTTCCAGGTACTCTTAGAGAATGGCGTACTTAGAGATAAGTTACCAAGTCATGCACTGCTGACTGAACCAGAGATGCCAAGTCCAGATCTACCTTTTCACTACCTACAGATATGGAACTGCTTCTCTTATAACTTTACTCTTATTCACTTGTCTTACCTATACGATACCAGAGTAGAGGTGTATATGAAAGACCATAAGTTCTATTCAGGAAAATACTATGCTACTATTAACTGGGGCAGTAATGATCCTAACACAGATCTTACACTAGCAGAAGACCCACTAGAGCATAAGTCTCATCATATCATTTTACTTGATAATGGTCAGATAGCTCTACAACCTAACAACAGAATCAAGTGGTCTGAGCCAAGTTTTGTGACCAAGCCATTCCCAGAAAGACCTGACTACTTAGTCAACAAAGACTATTACAATTGCGAGGGATTTGAAAAATGGAGTACAGAAGATTCAGATAGAATGTTTTATGATAATGAATAATTTGTATATTAATAGTATGAAGAAAATAGATATGGGTAAGTTTGTTCTGCTAATAGGTAAAGATGCTACTGAGATCTTTGACTATTATAATGTAGATCAGATGCACGGGTTAAACCGTAAAGATGCCCAAGCTGAAGAAGTTGATAAGACTAAAGGCAATGGTGTCTATATATATGGGTGGACTAATTATGATCCCCGGGACAAAAAGTTAAAAGCCAAAGCACCATATAAACCATTTCTATTTTTAAATAAGAAACACTTTAAAGGGACAGCGGAAGATATCACTATGGTAATGCATGAAGCTGTACATATGGGTATTCTACTTAATGGATATAATATAGATACAGAAGAAGATTTCCTATCTCAGGGAGAAGAATGGGCAAATAAGATTGTTAAGCTTTTAAAGTTGGACAAGTTTACCAAATAATCATTATCTTATAGTATAAACTAATAATATACATTATGAAAAATCCACGTGATGGCAAAGATCCAGATCCTAAAAAGAAAGTAGTTAAAGGAAAAAGATATCCAGGTATTGGTACATTTAAAACTACTACAACTAGAACGACTACTGGAGGTGTAGCAAAGCCTTACAACTATACAACACAATCTATGGATACAACTGGTTATTCAAAAGGTAAACAAACCTTTGATCTTGTAACTAAAAAAGGTACTGGAGATCAACTTGGGATTCCTAAAGTTCAAAGTAAATCTGTAAAAAGTGTTCCAAGAAAAGATGTACCGGCTACTTTAAAATCTTTACAAAAGAAAAAATCTGGTGGAATGGTTAAATCTAAAAGAAAAAAATAATGGCAAAGATAAAAGAAAGCTCAACCAAGCTAGAGAAAAAGAAAGTTTCTCGTCCTGGGGTTCATGCAAAGACTAAAACCTCTAAACTTAAAAGTTCTAAGAAGTACAAGAAGTTGTACAGAGGACAAGGATAGTACTTTACCGTTACTATAGATAATGTACCAGGAAAGCATACCGTAAGAACTGCTCACTAGATCTGGTCATTTGGTTAGCAGGAAGTCAGCATGAGATATCTAGTGCTGTATAACTGGTAACACCCCCCAGAAAGTTTGTCTGATCAACAAGTACTACTGGGGGTTTTTTATTTCAAAAAGTTTTCGTATATTATAGTATTAATATACAAGTCATGCAGATACTAAATTTCCTCAAGTGGTTAAACATAGGTAATCTTTCAGATAAGGTTGTTGGTGAGGCAATTATTATGACTGCTAATCCTATAAAGGATAGTAAGAACAATGACTATGAGGCATCTGGTATTACGGTATCTCAGTTACTTGAAACAGTAAATGGTATTAGTATTCCTAAACTATTTCTTAAGCAGAATCTAGAAGGCGGAATCTCTGTAGGGTATTTACCAAATGGAGAATCTGATATATGGCAACAGTATAACCCAAAGGTTTACTTATTCAGATACAGCAAGAAGAAAAAGAAAAATGTATTTTATAGAGATCCTGTAACTGGAAAAGAAAAAAGAAAAGTTAAAAAGATAGCTGCAGGATTTAAACATGTACCACACTTAGATGGTTATGCAGGTAAAGGTAAGTTCTATGGTGGCACAACTAAGTACCCATACAATACAGAGTTTGATTTACTGATTAACAAACCGTATATGACTCAACCATTATTTGGTTTTGACCCATATCAATTCTATGTATATAATGGACAACAACCATTACCAAAAGGACTTTCTGGTGACGTACTTAATAACATATATCCAGCAAATAGGAAAAAAGAATTTGCTAGAAGTGTGTACTTTAAGTTTGCAATAGGTATTGATAATCCAGATAAGACCTCTGAGTTTCCAGTTTTATTTGGAGAAATGACTGAAGTTCTACAAGTATTAGTGTTTAAAAATGTTAGTGGGGTAATAGGTTTAAGATACAACTTAGTACCAACGGGTATTAAGAGAAAATAATTAGATAGTGTTTTGGGAGATTCTCCTGTTTTGCACTGCAATGGCAACGGGCAGAGTTTAAAAGATCCTTACTAAGGTGAACTCCGCAAGGAGTTAGTGTCTGGGTGATCCCAGGTATGAGTCATTAAGGTATTGTTGAAGTTAAACAAAGTCCGTCCTGTAGTGTTTTCTTGTTTTCACTGCCCACGTGGTAGTGTATTCTCATTGGATCTCCCCAAACACTATTCAAATTAGTCCAGCTTAAGCTGGATTTTTTTATTTAAAAAACTTTTTTATATTTGTGATATGGTATACATCTATAAACCAATTATGTGCAAGTTGCAAGCAATTCAGTTCAATGGACAGAATGCAGATGAGATATTTGATCTTATTGGAAAGGATAATGGCTTCCACAGTAAGAGTAATGGGTTATGGCTATTCTTACCATACGGCCATAAGAAAGTTCATATAGATGATTATGTATTATTTACAGAGGATAAAGTAATTAAGATATATGATCCTATAGATTTTACTAAAGAGTTTGAGCCTGTAAAATGACCCAACAACAGTTGGACATATGGCGCAAACTAACAGCTGAGTCAGAATCTAACTTAGAAGCACGCATTAAATTTGATAAATATATGGAAGAGCAAGTACAATATGGTATAGAAGAAAGGAGATTACCAAGCTTTGGAGAACAGTTAGTAGGTATAGATCCGGATGTGCCACATGCAGATGAAGATGTACAGAAAGTAAAAGAATTAATGGCACAAGTAGCAGAGATCTTAAAGCGTAGATATTCTACAGATGCTAAGGTACCAGTAAAGAGTTTGTTGTTTGATCATGCAGTAGGTGAGATACTAAATGCTCAGATGGCAGTAGTAAAAGTAATCACACTAAAATAAACCAATGAAACTACACGGAAAGAGAATACTAGTAAATAAACCTGAGGTAAAAGAATCAGCATTTGAATTATCTGAAAAAGATAAAGCATTGCTAGAAGCAGACATGAGAACTAAGTGGACAGCACTTGAGATCTTTGCAGTAGGTTCAGAAGTTGAGTTATTTAATGTTGGAGACAAAGTATATCTCCAGATGAATGCACTTAACACAGCAGAAGTAATTGATGTTGAAGGAGCTCTTAAGCTTATGATCAGAGAGCATGATATTGCTATCACATGGTAAATTTTAGTCAAGAAAGTGAGGAACAGTATCAAAAAGTCATGTGTTCCAAAGAGGAGATCAATTCTAAACCTATTGATTATAGTTCCCGGATTATTGTTATTAATGATCCTATCAGGCCTGATCACTATGGTGGAAAAGATTCTACATATGAAGTTTTTAATGTTCTAGAAGCTTGGGAATTAGATAAAGATTTTTATCTTGGTAATGTAATTAAGTACTTAGCTAGAGCCGGAAAGAAATCTAAGACAACAAAAAAACAAGATTTAGAAAAGGCTTTAGTATATTTACAAAGAAGAATTGATTCACTATGATTTGGTTAAAGATACTTATGGCTTCCTTTGCAATTGGCACACTAGCTTTCTTTTGGATTGTTATTAATGCTATGACAAGACCAATATATAACAAGATGCATAACATATATCAAGAAGATGAGAAAGGTAGAGTCATTGCTAATTGGACTATAGGAGCCATGATAGTAGTATCTTTTCTATTAGGATATATGATAGGATAGCTTCTTCTTTAGTAACTCCTCTACCCTGTCAAGAAAGTTCCCAGTTCTATCTGGGAATTTTTTTGTTTATTAAAATATTTTTTGTATATTATAATGTATACACTTATTTATAAATCTAATTTTTAACACCATGGATATAGTTAATTGGTTATATTTAAAGACCAGAAATTTCATTAAACCTACAATTAATAATACTGATACAGATCTTGTTATGCTTGGAGCATATGTAGGACCTATAGTAAAAGATGATCAGTATGAGACATATGCAATGGGTGTTCAGGATTTTGCAGATGGATTATATCCACTAACTCCTAAATACTTACTATACACATTTGCATGTGATTCAGTTTCACCTGGAGACAATATTGAATATTTTATTGGTAATTCATATAATCTTGCTCCTGCATCTACTACTAATAATGATGGTAGAAGAGTTCTTATGGACTTTGATGGTACAATTAGTACAGTTAAACTATGTGTTACTGTTGGTGGTACAGTTGGATCTACAGAAG